AGAACGATGGACATCTTGACTCCACATGACGGCGTGACGAACGATAAGATAGCCAAAGCGCAGATCGAGGCCGTCGAACGAAAGCAGAACGAATACAAACTGATCGGGCAACTGGTTCGGGTGCCCGGTCATACCCTCTATAAATTCAATACGGTTACGCGGACAGCGTCGAGAGCGGAAGTGGAGGTGTCGGCCGATTCGTGGCTGAATCCTGAGAACATGAAGGTCGAGAGCGACCGCAAATCGCGTGTCAAGGTCGAAAAGGACTGTTACTATGAGCAGGCATTGAACATGAAGAACTTTATCAAGCGCCTGCGCCGGCGGGGTATAGTCGGAATGGACGAGGAGGTGAAACTCGAAAGGTAGGGAAGCCATGAAACCCAGAGATGAAAAACGTTACACCCGTCCGGTCGGCGAGCGGTTCGAGTATGAAGGCGAGACCGCAGAGGTTGTAGGGTATGATCCGAATAAAGAGGGATGTGCATGTTGGGATTGTGCGTGTTTTGGCAATTGCTCTTACAACGAGATGACAGGCAGCTGTCGTTGGTACGAACGAGAGGATGGGACGGATGTAATATTCCGGAAAGTAGAACAGGAGGTAACTGTTTGATATAAAAAGAGGCGATCCCGAAAGATCACCCCTCACCCAAGAACAAAGGTAGTAATTAATTCGGGATTTGCAATGAACCATTTTATCTCAATTCAGGCCGCAGCCGATGAGTACGGCATTTCGACACGTTGGATATGGAAATCGATTCGAGTGGATCGAACACTCGGAGCAGTCGTCCGCAACGGGCGGATCTATCTGCGCCGCATCGAGTGGGAGGCATTTGTCGAACGGCATCCCCGACTGATCGAAGAGTGGCATGATTTACATGCACACCTACAATACCGCTATATCGGGCAATGAAAAAGAGCGAAAAGTTGAAAGAATCGTCTCCCCGATAGGCGATCTTTGCATATATGGGCAAGCTCACGATCAAACAGGAAAAGTTTTGCAATAAGTACCTCGAATGCGGTAATGCGTCCGAGGCATATCGCTATGCTTACAGATGTTCGAACATGAGCGATAACACGGTATGGAATAATGCCTATCTGCTATTACAAAACAGTGAGGTTGCAGCGAGGATCGAATATCTGAAAACTCACCTTGCCGAGGCTGCGGGCATCTCGGCCTTGCAGATCATCCGCGAGCACCAGAAGATCGCCTTTTCGGATGCGACCCGCATTCGTAACGGCTGGATGTCGCTTAAAGAGTTCGAGTCGCTTACGGACGACGAGAAGGCATGTATAAAGTCGATCAATACCAAACAGGTCAAACGGATCGCTTCGAATGGCGATGAGATTGTCGAGGAGTTCGTGAAGATCGAGTGCTACGACAAGCAGAAGAGTCTCGACAGCATCATGAACATGTTGGGTTACGCAGCGCCGAAGGAGGTGAAACTATCCGGAAAGATAGAAAATCCTGCCGTCGCTCCCGTCGTCATTCAAATAGACGCGGAGGATGCGTTGTCGATCGAAAAAACACCGCCTGCCGATGCATCGTCTGCCTGACATCCGCACCTATCGGGGGAAAGTGTATCGTTACCTCATGTATCGGTACATGCAGTACAGGGAACGGGATGCGGTGTTGAAGATTTTTAATGAAGGGTCGAGCCGTTCGGGGAAGACCTACGATGCCTTCGATTTTCTGTACGACATCTGTACGCTCGCACTATCCCCGCTCAATATCTTCGTATATCGAAATACGTTGCAGGCCTGCAAGGAGATCACCCTTGCCGATTTCCGCAAGAAACTGACCCTGCGCGGCGTCTACGATCCCGATGCGATGCGCAGCGAGAATCAACATCCCGACTACTATATCAACAACTCCGTGATCCATTTCCGCGGATTGGACAGAATGGATAGCCGTGAAGGATACGATTGCGACATCATCTACATCAACGAGATGCTGGACGACATCTCGAAGCAGCAGTACAAAAATATCACGATGCGCTGCACGACGATGGTCATCGGCGACTGGAATCCCAAATATACCGAACATTGGGCCTTCGAACTGGAAGGGCAGCCGCACACCTATTTTACGCACACGACATACAAAGACAATCCGTTCTGCCCGCCTGGGGTCATACGAGAGATCGAATCCTATGAACCTACACCGGCGAACATTGCTGCGGGCACGGCCGACGAGTGGCGATGGAAAGTCTATGGATTGGGAATCCG